AAGTGAAGTTGGGAGTGGGTACTGAAAACACTGCAAAAGATTGGTTTTTACCAGCCAATGCAGCTACATTTGACCCTATCGCCGACTTTAGGAAAGTACAAGAAGAAGCTGTTAAGAAAGGCTTCCGTTATGCTTATGCTATTATGGATAGACCTACATTCTTCCAAATGGTAAAATCTACAAACGTAGTGAAATTTACAGCTTCCTTTGCTCAAAACGCACTTAACGTAGCACAAGAGCCTACTTTGGCACAACTTAATGAGACACTAAGAGCACACGGACTTCCTGAAGTGATAATTTGGGAAAGCTATGTAAGTGAAGAAGCTAAATCAGGAGTTAAAACCACTACCAGTGGTTGGGAATTGGGTAATATCCATTTTACAGATAACACTCAAATAGGTGAAACATATTACACCATAACGCCTGCATTTAGTCGCAAAGATGAATCTACTACTAAGGTAGTTTCTGATAGCTTTATTTTGGTAAGTGCTTGGGCGGAACAAGACCCTGAAAGGCTTTCAACAAAGGCAACAGCGGTCGCTACACCAGTACTTAACAATGTAAGGCGAAAGCTAATTTTGAAAACTAAATTAAGCTAACGATGACCGCACAAGCGTATATAGATGAAAAACTCAAACTCTGGAATGTAGAATACCCCACTACCCTACTCATTGCCGAAATGCAACGGGTAGGATTGGGGCTTTCTGATGAGTTCAACGAGGAGAACGAGAGAAAGACAAAGCTCTTTTTCTACAACCTTATTCCTGAACTCTTATTGCGCCCAGTGTCCTTTTCTGAAGGAGGATTATCCTTTTCTTATGACAAATCGGCTATTACTGCCTTTTACAATTTGCTTTGTAGGCAGCTCGGTAGGGTCAATTTGTTAGAGGAAAAAGCCACTGTAAGAGATATTACCAATATGTTTTAAAGATGAAAATATACCCTTATTTACTTAGAAAAAAAGTGTCCCAACAGCCAACTATTAATGAAGACGGCATACCTACCTACCCTACAGACCCTATAACATGGGAGGAAGTAGGCGCATGTCGTGATGAGATAGCAGGAGCTGGGCAAAAGATAAGTAAAACAGATGGGCAAATCTTTGACTGTACCGCTACTATCTATGCACCAAAAGGAACGCCTACTATAGCAGCAGGCACCACGATTCAGGTAGTAGATAACGAGGGTAATATCCGCCTTGAAAAGCAGGTAATTCGTTTTTCCACTGATTATTTCCATTGCCGTATATTCGTATGATAACACCACAATTCACCTCCGCAGATATTGAGCGTATGCTCCAAGAAAAGATAGCCAAATACGAAGAGAAAATCGTTCGTATCCTGCGCAATGTAGGTGAAAAGTGTATCAATGAAGCGCGTGAGTATGGTAGTTATCAGGATAGGACAGGTAACCTCCGTTCGTCCATTGGGTATATTGTCTTAAAAGACGGCAAACCTATTGAAAAAGGAGGATTTCAACTCACCAAATCAGGCAATGATGGACAGAAAGAAGGCGAGACATTTATCAATAAGGTAACATCTCAATATCCAAAGGGGTTTGTGCTTGTTGTGGTTGCAGGAATGAAGTACGCAAGCTATGTAGAAGCCCGCAATTATAATGTACTAACATCAGCTGAACTATTGGCCGAGCGTGAAGTTCCGAAACTCTTAAAAGCATTATCGCAATGAAAAAAACAGCCTCACAAATAGAAGCCGACCTATATAAGTACTTTAAGGATAAGATAAACCCTCTTATCAATGGGCAAACTTACCGCAATGGGGTACGACCCTTGAACTCACAGAAAGAGGATTGTGTAATATCATTCCTTACTGGGTTAGATGGGCAATACCAAACGGGGGTAATTAACATCAATATATTTGTCCCCTTGGTAAAAAACAACGATAATCAATATAGGAAAGACTTCGTACGATGTGATGCTATCGAGCAGGCTTTAATGCCAATCATAGAGGAAGCAGAAACGGATCTACGCAATTACAGATTACAGCTTCATCAGATGATACAGACCTTTGAGGAGACAGATATAAAGCAGTTTTTCATCAACGCAAAAATTAAATTCAGATATAACACATTTAATAATTAAAAATTATGGCATATACAAATAGTAACGTAACAACTTGGGGAGAAGTAGAATTCAAGTTTGGAGCGCCAGGAGCAGGAGGCGCTATGGGTACTGTTCTTAAGACATTAGGAATTGTCAAAGAGGGTAGTTATAATATTGATAAAGAAGACGGAAAAGAGTACAAATGGGTAGCTATTGGAGGAAAAGTCATTGACCAAATGAAAGGAGAGCCTACTTACAAGTTTAAATGTACTGTAAAAAACTTTAACAAGGCACTACTTTCTGAGATTTGGGATATTGAAGAGGTTGGAGACAAACTAGTTATGAAATCTTTTGTTTCTAAGAAGAAATTTTCAGTGTCCATTATCCCTAAACTATCAGGGGCTGATAAAGTAGATATATTCTACTGCTCTATGACGGGGACACTTACTTATGACGAGGAAAGTGGTTATAATATAGATATTGAAATCACTTCTCTTGATGGTGGTAAAGGATTTTTCTCAACTGAAACAGTAGCGTAACCTATGGAGGAAAAAGTAGCACAAACACTACTTGAAGAACCAACCACAATAATCATTGGGGGCGAAGCGTATAAAGTCGCTCCGCCCTCTATTATTACACTGGTAAGGGCTTCAAAGTACATCAGCAAGATACCCGCCGATACCATTGACGAGGAGCATATATTCGGCTCTATTGTTCATAAGGCGGAAGATTACGAGAATATAGCATGGGCTGTAGCTGTTATCCTCTTAGGTAACCGCTTCACAGAGATTGTACGCCCTCGTTTTTGGCAGTTTTGGAAACGAAAGAAGAATATTACCCAAGGTGAGGTATTAGCTAATAAATTGACTAAAGCCCCTATGTCTGAAATATCCGAAGCCTTTTTCAAGGTAATAGGACAAATGGATATACGCTCTTTTTTCGTCATTTCCACTTCCCTCAAAGGAATGATGATCACAAAGCCAACGAAGGAAGTGGAGAACGAAACGACAGTATCTGGGGACTCGTAGGCTCGTTTGCCAAGCAATACAGATTGACCTTTGAGTATGTCCTAAATATGAGTTACGCCAATGTAATGCTATATAGCTCAGTGATACCCTCGTATGATAATGACAAGAAAGACAAAAAGGAAGCACCAAAAAATGAAACAAGAACGGACTTTGCGGGCTTTCTCTCGAAATTAAAAGCAATCCAGTAATAAACAAACCACTATGCAAGAAAATGAAGGTAGACTACTCTTTGAAGTAAGAGCAGACCAAACAGATATAAAGAAGGATATTGAGGCTATCAAAAAACAATTTGAAAGCCTAACAGAGAAGACAAAAGAAGAGGGCAAAAAACAAGCCGAAGTATGGCAGAACCTTGTCAAGGGGGCTACTGCCTATTTTACTTTGCAGGGAGCGTCTGCCTTCATTAAGCAGGTGGTAGCTGTCCGCTCGCAGTTTCAACAGCTTGAAATATCCTTTGGCACCATGCTAAAGAGCAAGGAGAAAGCCAATGAACTAATGGCACAAATGGCAGACCTTGCTGCTAAAACCCCTTTTGGATTAGAAGAAGTATCCGAAGGGGCTAAGCGTTTGCTTGCCTTTCAAGTCCCTGCTGAGGAAGTAACCGAGACCCTCCGCCGTATGGGTGATGTCGCTGCGGGATTAGGTGTTCCTATGGAACGACTGATACATGTATATGGGCAGGTGAAAGCGCAGGGGCGCATGTTTACTAACGATTTGTATCAGTTCATGAATGCAGGTATTCCTATGATCTCCGAGTTAAGCAAGGCAGTAGGCAAGAGTGAAACTGAGATAAAGGAAATGGTAGCAGAGGGTAAAATAGGCTTTGCCGAGGTACAAGCTGTTATCAAGAATATGACCAATGAAGGAGGTACTTTTTATAACCTTATGGATGCGCAAAGCAAGTCGTTAGGAGGGCAAATATCCAACCTTAAAGATAGTTTTGCACAAGTATTCAACGAGATAGGTAAGGCTACCGAGGGGATCGCTTCAGGAGCTATCTCAAGCGTGGCTTTCTTGGTTGAGAATTACAAGACATTAGGAAAGGTGATAGCGGGGCTTATTGTTACCTATGGAGCGTATAGAACTGCTGTACTGGTGAATATTGCCCTTACAAAAGGTTGGGCAGTAGCAGCCAAGGAAGATGCTATAGCTAAAGGCATACAGACTGTTGCTACCAATGCTGCCACTGTTGCTACCAAAGCCCTCAATGCTGCCATGAAAGCAAATCCTTATGTACTGGTAGCTACTGCGGTAGTGGGGTTAGGTGCTGCCATGTGGGCTTTGAAGGACAAAACCACTGCGGCAGATAAGGCACAACAGGATTATAACAACCAGAAACAACAATCCATAGACTGGGAGCAGCAGCATAAGCAAAAGATTGATGAGCTTATAGATAGTGCTACCAATCAGGCGTTAGCCGATACAGACAGACAAAAGGCGCTTATTCTTCTACAAAAAGAATATCCGAATATCTTTGCTAAATATGATATTGAGAAACTAAAACTTGCCGATATACTAAAGTTAAAGCAGGAGATAGCGAAACACGATTCAGAAGAGAAGAAATTCCAACGTACAAATGACTTTTTGAAATATCAGGATTTTGAAAAGATTTTGAACAACGCAAAAGCAGGTAAAAGTGGGTATAATGTAAATGAACTGAAGAAAAATAGTGCTTTTGATAAGGAAATGACTCGTGTGTTTGGCAACTCTTGGGTTCATAAAATGGGCGAAGTTAGTGAGTATATCAAGGAAAGACAAAAAATCGCTAAGAATGATGTAAAGGGAGATGTTTTAGCTTCTTGGAGCTCTAATATAAAGAACTTATCAGAGAGCGAGATTAAGAAGGAGTTAGAGCACCGACAAAAACTCATTGCTGACTTGCAAAAGCAAAAGAAAGCTGGTAATAAATGGGCGTCTCATGGGGTGAATTTTGGAGGTGATTGGTTTGCTTTCAATGAAGAGGAACTACAAGCACAAAGTAAAATACTACAAAGTCAATTAGACAAACTCCACGAGCAGACATATAGTTATACTGACCTATCTAAGAAGTACGCTGCTGCGGTAAAACAAGCTGAAAAGGAACTATCTGATATTACCAAAAATAAAGCAGGGTATAAGACTGAGGATGACTATAAACAAGCTGTTGCCACTGCAAAAGAGAACCTAAAACAAGCCCAAAAGGTATATGATGATTTTTCTGTAAACAAACCAAAATCATCTTCGAAAACCTCAAAGGCTAAATCCGAGCTTCCTACTTTTGACTATGAAAAGGATAAAAGAGATAAGGAACGTTTGGAAAAGGATAGAATGTTTGAGGAGGATGAAGCTAAAATCAAAGCCATGAAGGACGGCACAGAAAAACGTAACGCCCTGCTTGTCTTTGAGTATGAGAAACGAGCCGAGACTATCAAGCGAAAAGGAGAAGATGAGTTACAGGCTTTTATTGAAACAGAGAAGCAGAAAGCAGAAGCAGAGGGCAAGTGGAAGAAAGGGCAAGATTTTAACACTGATACCCCAGCCATTCAAGAAGAAAAGGCAAGAATAGCTAAAAATCAGGAAGTACTCAATCAGGACAATTTAGACGAATATACCCGACAGCAGGAGGCTATGTATAAGGAGCTATTGGAGAAGTACCAAACCTATACAGACCAACGCAAAGCTATTGAGGAGAAGTACAACGCTGATATTGCCGCTATGCAAGCCAAGTTAGGGGCAGATGCTCCACAAGTGAAGAAAGCGCAAGACGAAAAAGCTCGCGAGCTTAAGAAGTTAGATATACTCTACAAAAAAGAGGGTACAGCCATTGCTAAACTATTTGAGAATATGCGCAAAAAGACTGTCAAGGAGATACGTGAGACCATAGCCGATGCTGAAAAGGAGATTGACCAGCTGGCAAGTATACTTGACATGAGCGATAAAGACAATGTGGACTATGTCCAAAACCTCCGCCAGCAGTTAGAGCAAGCAAAAGATACAGCAGACCGTAGCGATACAGTCTTTGGAAGGCTTGGTACAAGTATCAAGAACCTATTCAAAGCCAAACCTAACACCGCAGAATGGCAAGAAGCATTCAATGGGGTACTTTCTTCTGCTCAGTCTCTTTCAGGAGCAATGAAATCTTTTGGAAGTGATTTTTCAAAACTTGGAGAAAATGCAGGAAATGAGTCTTTGAAAAATATAGGTAAAAAAATGGAAGAGGTTGGTAATATAATAGACAAAACTCTATCCGGAGCAAGTCTCGGAGCATCTATTGGAGGTGGTTATGGAGCTGCTATCGGAGGGGTTATAGGTTTAGCAACTTCTCTTATAATGAATGACCAAAAGAAAATGGCTGAAAGAAGAGCCGAATATTTAAATACTCAACAACAAATAGTTAATGAACATAGGGAATACAATCGTTTATTAACAGAGGAAATGCTTTTAATGAATGATTATAAAAGTATTTTTGGCGTTAAGGAGTTGTCTGTTGCTATTGGATATATGGATATATACCTTTCTCAAATGGAAAAATTCTATGCATCAACAAAGAGAAACTATGAGATTCGTAGAACAATAGGAACGTTCCGTGATTTTGACGCAGGAGTGCCGAGAAATGATAGAAGAGGTGGTGATATTGATAAAGTGGATAATAGGTCTGCTCTTGAGAGGATAGAAATTAAAACAGCTTCTGGATACGAAAGCATTTCTCAATATAATTTAATAAAAGAAAATGGAGAACTTAATGAAAGTTTAGCGGAAAGCATACTTAAAACACGAGAATTTAAAGAAGGACATAAAGAAGCTCTTGAGCAAATTATAAGTTACTATAAAGAAGCTAAAGAAGCTAAAAAACAATTTGATGAATACCTAAAAAGCACCTTTGGAGAACTTGGTAATTCTATTGTTGATAGTGTTGTAAAGTCTTTACAGACTGGTGAGGATGCTTTTGAGAGTTTTGCTAAATCAGTAGGAAATGTGATAGGAAAATTAGGAAAACAACTTGTATATGAGATTTTTGTTGCGGAAAGGTTTAAGAGTTTTCAAAAAGAAATTGAAAATGTATATAAAAAAGGAGCTAACAAGGAATTAACTACTGAAGGAGTTGCTCGTGAATCGGCTAAATTAGTGGCTCAATTTGGGAACTCTATGAAAGATAATTTTGACAACATGAAAAATCTTTATAAGAGTATGAATGATTTAGCAAAATCATACGACCCTAATTTTGATTTTCTTAATGAGCAGCGCAAAGCTACAGAAAAAGGATTTGCAAGAATGAGCCAAGACACAGGAGAGGAACTCAATGGGCAATTTAGATTACAGACCCAGCTAAGTGCTGAGATAAAGAATGCAATGTTGCAAAGTGTCAAAGAGTTTGCTGAAATGCATAAGTTTATGCAAACTTCATTCGCACAACAGTTAAGACACCTTGCAGGAATAGAAGCTAATACCTTTCAACTTCACGAAATGAAAAAGGATATTGCCAATATGAAAGCTGGTATAAATGAACTTACCACTAAAGGAATCAAGATAAGGTCATAAAAAAAGCCCCAATTAAGGGGCTTTTTTTTAATAACTTGTTATTGTTTTGTAATATATTTTGTCATTATAAGAATATTTCCACTTGTAGATAAGGAATAAGGAAGTTGTCAATGGAATTCTATTTGTAGAGTATTCAACATCAGTGTCAAATGTATTATATTCTATTGTTGTTAAAGATGTGTTTGTATAAGCGTCGATTACTTCTAATGATATTACCTTTATTTTTTCTCCTGTTTCATTAAAAAAAGAACTTCTTAACTCCTTAAAAACTCCTGAATCTGTAAAGAAAGTTGCTGTTGAATGGTCTAACTTAATCAAATCTTCTAAATTTCTAATAGATAAAATTTGAATTTCTACATACCCACCATTAGAATTCGTCCCTTTTATAGAAATTGGCGTTTCAGTTGTTTTTATTCCTGTTAACTTATTATTGTTTATAGAAACAAATCCTATATTAGAAACCTCCCAATTAATATCTACATTGTTAGAAGATGATTCTAATTCTAAATTCACTACCTGATCTTTAAATATATTACCCATATATTTAAAATGTTCATCTGTTTCATATTTTAAATTAGACCATTTTTCTGGAAAAGATTTTAGTTTAATGATATCCTTAACAGTAACCACACATTCTGCTTTTAGACTCCCAATAGAAACAGATATAATACAATCTCCACTAGCCTTTCCTTTAACATTACCATTAGATACTGTGGCTATATTTTCATTGCTTGAAGTCCATATAACATCTTCACTAAAATCTTCAGGAGTAACAGAAAATTCGATACTTTTTTCCTTTCCTAAGGGAACAAAAATCTTGTCTTTTAATGTTATTTTTTCTGCACCAACTCCTATAACATCAATTTCTATTTTCTTCTCTATAATTTTCTGTGCATTTGTTGCTTGAATAATTAGATTAGTAGTTCCCTTTTTTAGACCAATAATCTCACAAATTTCTCCACGATCACTAAAAAAACGAGCTGTATTTGTATCTTCTATTTTCAATTTACTAATACGCCAACCGTGTTCTTTAATATTTATAGATATGGATGATATATCCCTACACTTAATAGACATCCTTTCCACAGAGGTATTAATTGTTGGTGATATATCTTTTGCTTTTGGAACTTCCTTATCCTCGCTTTTGGAGCACCCAAAAACAATTAACCCAACGAGGATCATTAGTATTTTTTTCATGTGTTATAAAATATTAGGTTATTAAATTAGGCACAAAATTAAGAAATAAGAAAGAAATAAGAAAGAAATTTAACGTTTAAAAATAACACTCGTTTTTAAGAGGTTTATATCTCTATTTTTAACTGTTTAAGCATCTCCCTATCTTTCTTGGCTTTATTGATCTGATAGATAGCAGTAGTGTTTTTATTGGTATGGGAAGCCAATAACATAGCGGTATCACTATCCAAATTATCAAGCATATAGTGCTTGAGGGCGTAAAAGTCAGCTTCAATGCCGAGTTTATCTTTTACATTTCGTTTCCAAAAGCGGGTAACAATCTCAGTATTTCCCATTTTCTTACTTGGTACAAAGTTCAGGGCAAAGAGATAATCATCAGGACTTTGACACTCCTCACATACTTCTTTCCAATACTCCAATGCGGGAGTTAATATAACTTTAGTACATCGTTTGTACTGTCCGCCTTTTTCAAGGAGTATGACGAACTCCTGCTTATCCAAATCTACATCTTTACGTTGTAACCTAAAAAGCTCTGTGTTACGCGCCCCTGAGTAGAGGAATATCATCATATAGCGATAGAACTCGGGGTGTGTCTCCTCTAAGAGCTCCTTTATCTTATCTAATTCGTTTTTCTCAAGCACGAGGCGAGGCTCCTTGAAAGTCTTTTTAGGATAAATATCCCTGGTGATATTAGACTCGCAGCATTCGTATTCTATCAATACTCGATATAGACTTGAGAAGTAAATAACAAACTTGTTATAATACTTATCGGGGAGTTGTAGGTAATCAAGCATGATCTTAAGGTCTACGCGACGCAAATCTTTTATCTTGATATACTGCATACCAAGGGCTTCACTGGCTTCTTCAAGTCTCTCAATAGCACGCTTTATATTATAGAGGTGTGATTTGGTACCTGATTTTATCTCCAAGGCACGTTTGAATGCTTCAATAAAAAGCAGGTCAGGATACAGCCCCTCATCTCTGAGGTTCATGTATTTCTTAGTAATGGGATTATACCCATTATTGAATTGTTGAGGGATATTTTTAAGAAGAAAAGATATTAAAGCCCTTCGTTCCTCTATTGTTTGAGGCTTATTAGCCTTTTTACGATAGGGAAACCCTTTAGGATACTTCTTTTCATAGCGAGGGTCAAAGAATATGCATTGTACATACCAATCTTTGTCCAAATCTTTTTTAGTAGCTTTTTGCCAGTTGGCAGGAGATACCCAAAGTTTGGTATAGCTACACCCTTGAATAGTATTTGTTATCATTTTGTTTGTAATTTTTACCTTGTCGTTTACCTTGCCGATTTAGTAGAATTACAAACGAAATTATTAGCCTTAAAAACAAAGGTAACGCATTGAGTGGAAGAGCGTTACCTTGTTGTGACCTCGACAGGATTCAAACCTGTAACCTTCTGAGCCGTAATCAGATGCGCTATTCAGTTGCGCCACGAGGCCTTTATTATTACGGGTGCAAAGATACAACTTTTTTTGATTTTGCAAGTATTTTCATGAAAAAATATTTTTTACCCCAAAGTATTTATGGGTAAGGTGAGTAACTTTAAAAAACTAATTAACAAAAATATAAGAGGACTATTTTGTATTATATTTCTTTTTTTAATATTTTTGTGCACAATAAAATAATACTATTATGAAAAAAACAACTTTCACAACAATCATTGTCTTATTATGTTTATGTTTTTCTTGTAGTAAAGACAATGATTCCTCTGGAGCAGGCGCCTTAGGGGTTACAGGCAGTGGAATATACTACAAATTTGCAGGTGGGTATGGGTATTATGACCTTCGCTCAGGGAGAAACATTACTGAGATATTCAAGA